TGTCACCATTTGACAAGCGAATTTCTTTAAATTCCATCCTGAAAACTCCTTTCTATGTCAGCTATAGCCTTCATAATAGGAAAAGCCTGTTGGGGGACCACACTATTACCCAAGCATTTCAACCGTGCCACCCTGTCTTTTATTCCCGTTGCGGTACGTAAGCCCGCCCATTCGGCAGCTAAATCTAATCCTCCGATCCCACTAAATAACGACAGGTGTTTCATAGTTATTCCCCTCCTATGGTTCATTTACTACTCCTCCTTTACCATTTAATATAAACCATCCTATTCTGTCTGCCGAATTGCTGAGCTTCTGCTTTACTGGACACGGTTATATCTATGCAGTTGTCTCCAATCAGTCCTCCTCTATCGTTTACTTCATACCATCCGAGGCCTTCTATGTAAACTTTTGTGCCGAATGGTATGCTTGGGCCTGCTGCACAGGTCTCTCCTACTCTTACTTGCTCTCCTGAAGCAGTCACGGAAGGGTCTCCTGAGTAATCCCATCCAGCAACGGCCTGATCACATAAGGGAGCATAAGCTGTTATACTCATTTCTCTTGATTCAAGACCGCTGACATCACCACTAACACCACCACCACCCGATTTGCTCATACTCCTGCTCTCTAATTCGTCAATTTTTTCTTCTAACTCTTTAATTTCGGCTCTCAATTTCTTAATTTCTTCGTAAAATTCGTTCAATTTATCGCTTAAAACTGCTACTCTACCGTTTTGAATGTCCAATAATACCCGTGTGGGAGAAGTTATACCTTCATTTTCTGAAAATTCTGTCTTTATTTCTTCCTCGCATCTAATATGGGAGCTCTGTTGAGATGTCTGCATCAGTATCATCAGTATTATGAGACTTGACGTTAGTATCACTACGCTTTTTGTTAAGATATGGAGCTCGTTTTCGTACGGCTTCTTCGGTTGATGCAAAATTTTTCTTATTTTTCTTATTTTTCTTCTTAGATTGTGGAGTAGGGTCGTAATATTCTTCTGAAATTTCTTTAATACAGGCTTCACAGATGGATTTACCTCCTTTTTCGACGAAAGTTTCGCCTTGTTCGGGGATATTCTTGCAAAACTTACAAACTTTCTTGTGTTTTTCCACAATAATTCGGGCTGGCTGGCCTTCTGGATGCTCAAAATAGATTTCTACGGTCTCAGACGGCTCAATTCCGCTTGCATAAAGCACAGGTTTGGGGATTACTACTCTACCAGAGCCGTCAATCGGCTTGATATAAGGTTTCATTCTTGTTAAACCCTCCTTTGTTTAGGTTTTTGGTAACTTTCTACCAAAATAATACCATTAATCTGCCATAAAGTCAAGCTGTTAAATTAAAAATCAGATAAAATTCTCATTTACTTGACATAATACTGCCAAAAGGCATAAACTGTTAGTAGATACAGGGACAGGAGGGATTCAAATGAAGTACTCTATGATTTCAAATAAAGAATTAACTGAAGCTGACCAGAAGATTTTAAAAGCAGCAGGCGATTTTTCGGCTTATGAACGTGCATCTGTGGAAGATGTGGCTAAAAGAGCCGGGGTTAGTCCTGACACTATCTACAAGAAAATGCAGAACGATGAGTTCAGAGAGCTATTCTTAGAGGCTTTCACTAACACGATAGCAGCAGAAGTGCCCACAATACTGCAAACCTTTGTGGAAAAGAGCAAAGAAGGCTCCTTCAAGCACGGTAAGCTGTTATTAGAGATAACCGGCGTATATACTGAAAAGAAAGAAATCAAGGGTAAATTCGGTGTTTCGGCTGATGAAGAACCGTTTGAGAGCTCTGAACAGCGTAAAGAGTTCTTAGCAGAGACTCTGAACAGAGTAAATGCTGAGAAGGTTGAAGAATAAAACTAAATAATAACCAAATCAAAAGAACGGAGGTATGTTATGGGAGACGAGATTATCGTAGTTGCTTTACTTGTGGTATCTCTTATAATGGTGCTGTTGGCTTTAAAGATTAAAACGGACTCAGATAAGAAGATGACAAGGATTTATCAACTAATACAGGGCTACATTCATCAAGATACCGTAAATGCAGACCACGAGGATTCCATTGAATTGAAGGAGACTTATCGTAAAGAATTGTCGAAAATACTGGAAAACGCTACAACTACTCACGTTGAGCGTCCTGATAACCGCAAAGCACGAATGCACCAAACGGATAAAGTAAAAAATTCTATTCAGAGTCAGTTAGACAGAGACGCTTTTAAATATATGAACAGGTAGGGATAAGTTATGACTGATAACAAAGCTAATCAAAGTAATATATTTCCTGAGCTGTCCAAGCAGGAAGAAGCTGCTTTGAAGGCAGAGGCCAGAGATTTGTGTAAACAGGACTTACACTACTTGGCCAAGCACGTATTAGGTTATGACAGAGTTACAGACCACTACCACAAGCGTATGGCCAGAGATATAGACACTCCAAAGTTTAAGTTTAAGCTACTACTTCATCCAAGGGGTCACTTCAAATCTACGTTAGGCACGGAGTCCAGAGCTGTGCAGCAGATACTGAGAAACCCCGATGAACGGATTTTAATTACAAATGCTAAGTTAGATAACTCACGTAAGTTCTTACGCTCAATAGCAGGACACTTTCACTCTAACGCTATGTTCAGGTGGGTATGGCGTGACTGGTGGTTAAAGCAATACACTACTCCATACCACAAGGAAATATATGGGGAGAAGCTGGATTGGGTATTAAGAGACACTCAGGACGAATTTATTATGTTAAGACCGGGGCAGGCTAGAGAGGCCACGATAACTACAGGAGCTGTGGACGCTTCACTTGTGTCACAGCACTATTCACACATACTGGCAGACGACTTAATTAACAGAGAATATGTAAGAACTGTGGACATGGTTGAGAAGTCCATTCTTTATTTTAAGGACTTGTTGGACTTGTTAGACCCGTCGGGGACTTTAGAGATAATCGGGACTCGTTGGTCTCACGTTGACTTGTATAGCTGGATTATAGAGGAGTTCAGCGGAGTAGCTTCTCTGCATGTACCTGATAACTACTTACCTGAGCATATACACCAGAACTCACAAGCTACCCCGGAAGAAGAAAAAGAATGGTTAATCTCTATACAGCCAGCCAGAAACAACGATGGAACACCTGTATTCCCTGAAGAATTTACGGATAAAGTGTTAAGAGACTTGCTTAAAGCTAAAGGCCCATACGAGTTCGGTGCTCAGTATGAGCTTAACCCTACTCCTGCGGAGCATCAGAAGTTTAAACCTGAATGGTTCCACATAATAAATGTGATGCCTGATACTACAAACCTTAACGTATGTATAACTGTTGACCCTGCTAAGTCTATTGAGGATAACGCAGACAACTCAGCTATAGCTGTCTGTGGGTATGACGAGACTAATCAGATGTTCCTGTTAGATGGCAGAGACGAGCAGTTAGCCATAGACGAGCTGCCGGAAGTATTATTTGAAATGGTTTACGACTGGAAACAGAAAAGCAAGTTTTTATATCCTGTGGGGTTTGAAGCTGTGGGCTTTCAGGAAACCTATGTATATACTTTAGAGCGTATGATGCGTGAAAATAATTTCTTCTTTGCTATTGAGCCAATCAAAGGCAGAAAGAAATCCAAAGAAGAAAGAATACTGGGATTAGTGCCGAGAATTAAAAACGGTTTCTTTGTGCCTCCCACATTGAGAGTTAATCCGTATAACGGAGGACAGCCCTACGATGTGGTGCAGCGGCTTAAGTGGCAGTTGTTAAACTTTCCATTTACGGGAGACAGAGACGACTTCGCTGACGCTATGGCAGACCAGCTTATGATTGTGGAAGCCAGCTCTCTGCCAAGGGAAAGACCGATAGAGCGTAAGGAACGAAAACGTGACTTTACTCACCCATCATTGACACAAGACGACAGAAGACGTAAGATGTTAAATAAGAAAGCCTCTGTTAGAAACTTTGGGGCAGTCAGGTAAGGAGGATTTAATTAATGCCTGTTTATATTCCGTGGTTAGAAAAGAAGAAGGACAAGAAAAAAGAGAAGTCGTTAAACCAAAAGGAACAGAACACCAAAGAGGAAAACGAGTTACTCGAACATGCTCAGGAAAGATTTACGGTAGCTAAGAGTAACAAAACCGATTACAAGGGTAAGCCTCTCCATGAAAAGTGGCGTAGGATGGACAAGATATACAGAGGCTCTCAATGGTTTGACCCTGTCCCTGACGGTAAATCGACTCCTGTAATGAACTACACCTTTGCTCTTGTGGAAGCGTTAATCCCAAGAATGACTGACCACAATCCCGATATAGCAGTTTACCCACGAACAGACCCGGAAGGAACCAAATTAGCAGATATGCTCACTAACATACAAAGCTACCTGTGGTATGCTAACCGTATGAGTCAGAAGCTACCGGAAGCTGCGAGAATGGCTATTAAGTACGGAACCAGCATATTCAAGGTTATATGGAATCCAGATGCCTTGAATGGACTGGGTGATGTGGAATACACCACAATACACCCGATGAACTTCTTTCCAGACCCAAGAGCTTATACGGTAGAGGATATGTCTTACTGCTTTGTTTCAGTTCCTAAGACTTTAGAATACTATCATGCCAACTGGCCTGATAAAGCTGTTTACATAGACGGAGACGAGGACTGGGTAGATACAGAGCATGTAGGCACGATGGATGGAGCTTCACCTGAACAGACAGCAGCATTGAAAGAATACTGGTTCTTTGACAAAGAAGATAACCTGTGTGTGATGTATTACTGTCAGGACTTAGTGTTAGAGGTAAAGGGCGGAGTTTATTCTAACCCTGATAACCCAGAGCCTTTATACGTGCATAATACAGCACCGTTTGCAAAGTTTGTCGATTACCCTGTGGATAAAGAATTTTGGGGTATCGGAGAGATTGAGATTGTGGAAATGCTGCAAATGCTTATTAACAGCTTTGAAGCCCAGATTATAGACAACACCAGATTAATGGCTAACGGTCAATGGCTGGTGAATAAAGTATTATCCGGTATGAATGAAGAAGATGCTTGGGTGTTGGACAATTACCCCGGGGGAGCTATATTTACTCACAATGGAGGGGTAGATAAGATTCAGGGCACTCCAATACCTCCACATATACCACAGCATATTGGCGAGTTAGTAAATGCTATGGAACAGATACTCGGTATACATGATGTGGTGCAGGGCAGACAGCCCGGCGGAGTTAGAGCTGCATCAGCTATTATAGCACTACAGGAGTCAGCTAACATTAGAGTTAAGCAGAAGTCTAACAATATGGGTCATGCTTTAGAGGACTTATGTAGGTTAGCTAACTGGTTAGTGTTAGAAAATTATGACGAACCAAGAAAGATTAGAATAGCAGGAACTTATAAACCTACCACACTCAATGTGAGAGAAGCCTTAGACAGACGTATGGTGGACAGAGCATTAGAGGCAGGGTTAGAGGACGAGCTGGCTACTATGCCTCAGCCGGGTATGATGGCTGGTGATGTAAGAATTAGCCCACAACAGCCTCAGATAGACCCGATGACCGGAATGCCTGTAGATGGTATGCCTGAAATGCCTATGGGAATGGAAATGGAAAGAGGAACACCTGAAGAAACTGGAGTACCCGGTTTAGTTCCGGGAGCGGAGCCAGAAGATATAGGTGAGGAGGGTATGGAAATGATATACGAATATATAGCATACCCTGAATTTGATATAGAAGTTCACGTAGGGCCAAGCGTTCCTTACTCACAGGCTCTACGATATGAGGAAGCTAAAGAGCTTTACCAGTTAGGAGTTATTGACCGGAGAGCTGTATTAGATGCTACGAGTTTTCCGGGTAAAGAAGAAATTATTGAACGAATGGAACAGCAGGAGGCTCAGGTTGCTATGCAGGAGTCTCCAGAGCGTATGGGAGAAACTACGTTTAGAGGAGGAGGTGGACTATAATGTCATGGCCTGCACAAAGTAAAGGTATTTTCTACGACGGGTACAAGAAAGGGGCTACTCCGGGTAGGGGTGGTCAGGAGAGAAGCGGAGAACACAAGACTGCCACCGGCAGACCGCTTGACGCAAAGGGTCGGATGGTATATCCTGTAAGAAACAGGATGACCGCAGAAGGTATGCGTAAACCTAAGTAAGCAATTCTACTAACTAAGCTGACGAGCTATAAACGGATTGCAGTATGTCTGACGAGACAATAAACACGGAGCCTGACGAGGCAAAATAAATACGGGAGGTATCACTGTGAAAACAGGAATCATGTATGAAAACGATTTAAGTAAGATGAAGTGGGATTTACAATTATTTGCTGATGACGATGGAGAGGAACCGGAAACGGACGAGGATTATGAAGCTCCGCCTGAAGATGACTATGACGACTACTCCGATGATTCTTCAGAAGAACTAACTGAAGACCCGGAGACCGGCAAGACGGTAACTCAGGAAGAACTGAACAGAGTTATCGAAAAGCGGTTAGCGAGAGAACGTAAGAAGCAGGAAAAACAACTGAAAGAAACTTTTGGAACTAACGATTTAAAGCAGGCTGCGGAGTATTATCAAGCAGGTATGGCTGTAGCTCAGAGAGCAGGCGTAAAGCCAAGAGACGTTCTTAGTCGTTTAAGAGGTCAGCAAGGACAGGGGCAGAATCCACAAGACCAGTCCGGTTATCAAAATCAAGGGGATGAAGATATGCGAGAAGAACTTAACGAGATTAAAAACATGCTGACAACCCAACATCAGCAAGAAATGATGGCGAAGGAAGAAAGTGCAGCCAAAAAAGAATTTGGCGAACTGTTCGACAAACACAGAGAGGACATTGTGGAAAGAGCTGAAGATGACGGTCTCTCCTTAGTTGACGCAGCAGCAGTTGTTCTAAGACCCGAATTGAAGAACTATTACAACAAACGTATGCAGAGTAAACAGGAGAACATGAAGAAGAAACGGGTAGATAGAACTAACGAAGGGCCGGCTAAATCAGGAGAAGACGTAGGCAGCAAACTAAATGCCGAACAGTTAAGGGTAGCAAAGAAAATGGGTATTACACCCAAAAAATATTATGAGCGTCTAAAGAAAGCTGGACGTATCGACTAATGAGAGGTGAACTAAGATGTTTGAATTAGTTAAGAACCTTTACGGCGGAGCAGAAGTAACTCCTCCGGGGGATAATTTCTCTTTTGAAGCAAGCGGAGCGATTAGCGAAGGGGCTGTATGTACAGCGACCACTAACGGTACTGTAGTAACTGCTTCCGATGATACTTCTGAAGCCTACATTGTAGCTGTGGAAGAAGCGGAAGAAGCAGGCGACGACGTTAGAGGTATGTATATTCTACCCGGTATGGTGTTTAGAGCACCGAAGAACGACGATGCCCACAGCGGAGCCTATATAGGAAACAACAGTATGGAAATGGACGAAAATGGTACGGAAGTTAAAATCGACCAAGACCCCTCCGCTGCAAGTGGAGCGTTGACTCTACTGAACTATGACGACGATTTTGCGTATGTAACTTTCAACAAAGGAGCATTGTTTAAGTAAACAAATGCTTTAAATGACTAAGAGAGGTGAATTTTCATGGTTACTGCAAGGAGAGAACATTTTGGATATTTACTGGAGCCCGGTCTTCAGGACATTTTCTATGAAGTCTATGACCAAATGCCCAGTATAATTAATGAACTGTACTCGGTACAGACTACCGATGAACCGTATGTAACTGATGTGTCTATTGGTACTTTAGGGGACTTCCCGAAGTTCGAGGGAACTGTGGAATACGATAGGCCGTATCAACAGTACAAGAAAATATACGATTTCCCGGAGTATGCTAAGGGATTTCGTATTGAAAGGAAACTGTACGACGACGACCGTTATGACGAGATTAATAAACAGCCCCAAGGGCTGGCTATCTCGGCTAATCGTCGGAGAGAAACTCACGCAGCAGAACTGTTTAATAAAGCAAGCGATGCTGACGTGACTGGCCCTGACGGAGTGCCTCTGTGTTCTGACGAACACCCGACTAAATCTCCCGACGGCCCGGCAGAGCGTAGCAATCTGCATAGTCTTACATTAGACCAAGACAACTTACAGACAGTCAAGAACTCTATGCGTGAGACCCTTGACGATAGAGGCGGACGTATTTCGGTAGTTCCTGATACGTTGTTAGTGCCGGTAGATTTGGAAGAAACTGCATGGTCTCTTATAGAGGCACAGTATGTAGTAGGCACACGGGCTGAAGGGTCACAAACTAACCCCAATATTCATCAGGGACGTTATAAGCTAATCGTGTGGGATTACCTTGACGGAGCGGGGGATGACTCTCCTTGGTTCCTGATTGATTCCCGTTACGCAGCTATGTTCCTGAAGTGGTATGACCGTATTCCTATTGAGTTTGCTATGGAGGAGGACTTTGACACTTTAGTAGCCAAGTTCCGTGCGTATATGAGATACGAGTCCGGGTGGTCTGACTGGATTTGGATTCATGGCAGCTTCCCACAATAAGACTATGGGGAGGGACTCTCCCTCCCCTTATACGTTAGGGGGCTACTAAATGTCAAATAAATCGGAAAACTCAAACTATATTAATGAAAGTAATCCCTGTAGCCATCACACTGAAATAGCCTCCACACTAAAAGCCGTGGCTGATTGGAGGCTTGTAGATGAATACAAGCAGAACGAAAACGAGCGTAAGCAAGACTTAATATTTCAACAGCTCGAAGATATTAAGCAACAAGTAATTAAGATAGATAAACAGATGTCTTCTCTGTATGCCACTAAGGACGAATTAAGAAATACAGAAGAATCTATTTTTAAAAGAATTAACAATAATCAGGCAGAATATGACCACAAGTTATTTAAGTTTGCTATGTTGGCAGTTGGAGCTGCCACATTAGTATCGTCTATTGTAGGGGTAGTAATCTCTATGGTATAGGGAGGAGCAAATGCAAGAACGAAAAATCGTGGACGAGGTGATATTTCAAATGTCTGAATTAGGTAAAAAGGATGGCAAAGAAGGCAAAGAAAGCAAGCCTAAAGTTACTGAGAATAAACCATTCTACAAGAGTAAGAAATGGTGGACAGCTATTATTGCTGGTATAGTCCCTGTGGTTAATACTTACTCAGGACTAGAACTATCTGCTGCGGAAGTTACGGCAGTAGTGGTTCCTCTTGTAACTTATGTGATTGCGGAGGGAATTGTTGATGCCACTCATTAACCTAAAGAGCAAAGGGGTTAACAAGCATGTTAGGGACGATTGTCAGGAGTGTGCGGTTTGTGGCGAAAGTGTTGGTAAGCGTGGCGAAGGAAAATTTTTGTGCGAGGAATGTGAAAAAGAATTAAAGGGAGGTAAGGCCAATGGTTGATATTATCAGGGATATTATTCCTTCAAACCGGAGACCGGGACACTCTATGAACCCTGATTACATTACTATTCACCAGACAGGTAACACAAATGCTGGTGCAGACGCACGTATGCACTCCAGATTTTTGAAGAATAATGGCCCCAATCCGTCGTGGCATTATACTGTGGACGACGAAGTAGCAGTTCAACATATACCGCTTAATGAGAATGGCTGGCACGCTGCTGACGGCGGTTCAGGCCCCGGCAACCGAAACAGTATTGGTATTGAAGGTTGTATCAACAGTGACGGAGACTATATTGAAGCCGTGCGTAACATGGCTAAATTAGCTGCGTGGCTGATTAAGAACAACAAAGTCAACAAGGGCTATCCTGAAGCATTAAAGCAGCATTATGATTGGAATAGCACCAGAAATTGTCCGATGCAGATAAGAGCAGGCAAAGACGGGATAAACTGGGATTCTTTTGTGCGTATGGTAGGAGAATATCTACGGACAAGTGGAGACAGCGACAATCCCTCTATCCAGAGAGAGATAGCCGTGCGTATGGCTGGCTCTGACGGGGAGGTAGACGTTCCTGCTTATCTTATAGGTAATGTTACCTATATCCCTGCCTCATTTGCAGGCACTATCCCTAAGTCCGAGGTTACAGGACATGGCAGTTACATAAAGATAACTCCAAAGAAGTCCGAAGACTTAGAGACTGTGGAAGAACTGAAGGAAGAAATCAAGGATTTAGAGTCAAAAATAGAGGAGGCTAAGAAAGCTCTGAGCTAGGAGGAACCATCATGGGATGGGAATACCGAAGGAGACTTCCCCAAAGAATTTCACACATTTGAGACAATAGGAGCACGTTATGTTAAACTACAGTCAGAGAACGATGTTACAGCTACAATGACTGTTGTAGGTAAACCATAATTAGGAGGGTATAACAATGTTCAAGAATGTAAGATTACTTAAAAACAACTTGATAGCCAAGCTGAACCGTAAATTAGCTGAAAGCGGATTCGGCGGTAGTGTGATTCAGGGACAAACTGAATTGTGTGTTCAGCACATTCGCAAAGGACAGGTTATCGGAGAGCATACAGTATATGACAAACTGATAACTGAGGACTTTGTGGAAGATGTAGTAGAGGCGTTGAAAGGAAATACTATTAATACGTTTGACGACTACATTTATCACGGATCAGGCACTTCTTCAGCAGGAGAAGATGAAACTGATTCTGAGTTAGGCGACGAGGTTATGAGTAGAATTTCTGGAACTTCAGAGACAGGAGAGAACGACAATACTTATAAATCTGTAGCAACTGTGGTGTATGACGACAGTTACGCTATTTCAGAACACGGTTTGTTTAATGCTGAGACTAATGGAGTATTAATGGACAGAACAGTTTTTCCTGATATTAACGTGCAGGAAGACGATGCTATTCAGTTTACATTCACTATTACGTTCCAATCAGGTGGAGCTTAATAGCAAGGAGGGAGTACAATGACTACACCAAAATATCCAGAACCTACTGGATGGGTTGATGTTACTAATCTTGTGGACACCGTTCAGGCTAGTCACATAAATCAGCTCTATGCGGAAATAGACGCAATAGGGCCTGATTTAGTGTCACATAAGTCTGAAAGTGTGACTTATACAGTCAAAGACAGAGAGCCGACGGAAAATGACGATGAAACAGAAGGATATAAGCAGGGAGACGTATTTATCAAAGAAATAGAA